TTTACATAAACCGATTTGCTTCGGTATCCATCCCAAATCTTATACTCAGTAGCCAGATTGTAAATGTTCCAGCCTTTGCGCTGAAAACACACATCAGCTATTTCGCCATAACTACGCATTAAGAGCCCAACCAACCGCCGGAAGTGGCTCGGCCTGGTCTGCGTCTTTGTGGTTTCTGGCGCTCAACCTCTTCTTTGTAGTGAAGGCCCATTTGCTGAATGGCATCAGTGAAGTTAGTAGCCCACTTAGGACCAGTAGCATCTTTAAACGCTTCGTTGTCGTGGTCCCACTCGCGGCGCAATGCCTTGATACCCTTCCAGCCTGTCTTCTTAGCCTGATCACCAGTTGCCCCGGTTGAATCCGTATCACATCGCTTGCTATCAACCCAAATGCGAGGGAATAACTTCTTCAGTGCATTGATTGATTCGCGCTTACTCTTACATCGTTCAACTAACTTAAACTTAATACCCATTCGCTTAGCGGTATCAAGTCGGCTTTCCCTGGTCATTAGGTCACGAACAGAAATATCATGCGGTGCCAGGTGCTCTTTGTATCGAATCCCGTACTTATCAGCGAAGTCGTGAAGCCAGTTAATGTAATGCTCCATGCCTTCATCACGATTGGCATAACAGGCAATCATTCGCAACTCTTTGCGGTGTGGCTGCATGAGCCATAAAACCATATCGTCATTGATACCAAGATCCCAATAGGTATAAACGGGCAATGCCTTCTCGATAGGGATATTACACAAGCGACCCTCTTCAATAAGTAGCTCAAGCTCTTTCTTGTAAACAACACCTTCTTGAAGTGCGTCATCCGGGTTTTGTTGGTATTGAGCGCTAAACATAAAGTTATCTGCCTTTTCCATTGCCAGTAATGTTTCTGTTGGCTCTTTGTCTGTCCAGTAGCTAACACGGCCTGAAGTAAATCCAGTGTCACGAATGCAAGCCTCTTTCATTTCTTGCGGCAAGGTTTCCAGGTATTCACGATCAACAATGGCCGGGACCTTGAATATTTCGTAGGTATCCGGCGTTTTATCACTCATAAGGAAGTCGGTGCTGTCGCCGTTGGCTATTCGCTGTTGAACCATGATGATAGGTACGTTGTCATGAGCAAGACGGGAACGAACAACACGGTTAAGCTTCTTGTTGGCCTTGTCCATTAGCTTTCCGCTGTCTGAATCTTTCGGCGGAAGCGGATCATCAAGGATAAGAGCACCAGTAAAGCAGTTCTCTATCATGTAACCAGCTCGGCGGCCTGTTACCTGTCCGTTGATGCTGGTCCCGTAAAGACGGTGGCGATTATTGTTCTGGTCGTAGTACATCCAGTTGTGCTTTGCTTTGGTGGTTTTAGCCTGAGTCATAGGCCAAAGCTGTTGGAACTCTTCAGAGTCGATGATCTCTTTAACCCTTGTAGCATTCTCAACAACCAGGTCATCAGAGTAAGAAAGCGGTAGCCAGCGTGAACTTCTTGGATTGCCGTCAGTGATACACTTGATGATGCACCATACAGGCCAGTGAATAGACCATATTTCGGTTTTAGTTGAACCAGGAGCAACATTGATGATGCCCCGCTTAATCTTTCCGTAGAAAACATCTTCAGCAAGTTGGCACTCATAAGTGTGGTGCCAGTTCTTCTTAAACTTCTGCCCTTGCAATAACTGGAAGAATATACGCATAAAAGCCTCAAAAGAGGCTTCGCTTGCTACTTTGACGGCTATCTTCTCGGCATCCGTCATTGTCTCCCATTGCATTATTTCACTCACATCAAACTCCATAATGCGATAGATAACCCAACAACGATTAACCCGTTAACCAGCATTGCCACCGCTAAAAATCGCTTTTTCTTCATCCTATTCACCGTTTATGCAGTTTTCGAGATACTTACCCCGATAATTTTTATACTTTATTCACCGATAATCACATATTCATTCACAATTTAGCCATTAAGCCAGCTAAAGCGCTTGCTATCTCCGGCGCGCTAACATCAGCCTTGATAGCTAATGCGCTTCCATCCTTCCCGGTGATCTCTTGTTTGCGTGGAGCATTCCAACCTTGAAGGTCTGAAAGGATCTTGATTGAACCATTGCTGTCATACATTTCAATCTTTGGCCCAGTCTTGGTGAAGGTAACTGACTTGATTGAAGCAGCGATAACCGGATCAATGTCTTCAGAGTGCTTCATGGTCCAAACTGTTTGCATTACCGGATTGCCGTCTTCGTCCTCACCGACCTGTTTAAGCTCGAATGTGCAAATGTCGTGTATTGTTGCCCTTGCTGACTTAGAAAGCCTCTCAAGAGCTTCCTGCTTGGTCATAATCGAATCTGAAGCGATACAGCTAAGTAATGAGTTGTAGAATGCTTTAACCTTCACATTACTAAACATGGTTGTTGCAGAAGAGTCTTGAGCTTGTTCGGTCTTTGCTTTCCCTCCTGCTGTAATGTAGGCCTGTCTTTGTGATGTCCCTGGCTTGATTAGTTCTAAAACAAACTTACGCTGAAGCGGAGTAAGCTTACTTGCTAACTCCAACTGTTCAGCGGTTAATTTAATTTGCTTTGTTTCACCCATACAATGCCTTAGATGTTTTCACGAGCAGAGAATAGAACTGATACAGCGGATGCGCCTGTGCTGTCGTTCTTAAACTCCATACGGATATTAGCGTTCTTAGAAAGGATATAACCGCCTGTTAGTATCTGCTTATAGATAAATGATGCGGCGATAAATGCTTGCTGGCCTAAAATGACTCTCGGCACTGGGAATATCGGTGTGCCAGGTGTTGTGATAGCTGGGTCTTGAATGGCTTCAAAGTCCGGCTTTTGAACTACTCCGGTGTTTCGGTTGTTAATCGCTAACTGAGTGCCTGAACCTGGTGTGATTTCGTGTCCTGCGTAAACTTGCCATGATATTTGGTCAGCGTTTGAATCAATAATGATTGAGCGTAGGTATAGCTCAAGGTCTTTAACTGATAGGCATACGTCAATAGTTTCGCCTGAAGCTAGTGTTTGGTTAGCAGCATCAAAGAAATACGACTTGCCGCTTTTTATCGCCGCTACTTCTAATCCTTCATTTCGCACTGTCATCGTCTTGTTCCTTCTTCTTAGCCATACGAGCAGCGTCATTGACTGAAGGCTCTGTGACTATTTGGTTTAGGTTCGGGTTATTTTTTTTTAGCATCTGGCCGATAATATAAAGGGATCTAGTACCATTGTGAGCACAGATCCCTGTTATAGCTGCGGTTAGAAAGAAGTCCATTTGATAGTATTGGCAAGTCATTGCCGCAATAACACCAACAAAGCCGCTTACGCACGTTTCAGAAAGCCAACCGAAGAAGGTAGGCTTCTTACCATCTAGCGAGGTTAAATACTTTGCAGTTCCGGCCCAAAAACTTACAAACAAAATCCAGGCGTAACCTAGAACCCCGTATTCCTGAAGTCTTTGTATAAAACTGAGAGTATCCTGCGGCATTTGTCGATCCATCATTAGGTTAATTGTCTCTTGACATTTTGATAAGTATATCATTCAAGCGACTAAATTACCTTATTTACCTGACTTTCCAAACACTTTTATGATTAGTGGCTCAAGGTTCTTGACGGTACGCTCACCAAATAAGAAACCTAATACCAATAGGTTAATAACAATAAGCGCTGTCTGTTGCTGCTCTGAGAACGTTTGAACCAACTTATCACCTAGTAATTTTGTTGATGGATTACTGAACCATTCATAATCCAGGTACATAACGAAGAATCCCCACATAGGGCGCTGCATACCACGAAGAAACAAGACTATCCGGCCAACTATCGGCAACTGTTTAAGGTCTCTCGCTGTTCCTTCTTGCTCTGCTATTCGTTCGTTAAGCGTTTTTTCGGCATCAGCGGCGGCTTCCAGGATAGCCATTTGTTTCTTGAACTCCATTTCATCAATTTTTTGCTGAAGCTCTGCCTTTTTCTCTGGCGACATATCCGGTGGAAAGTAATCAGTGATCAACTCTTTAACTGATCCAAACAATGAACCGCCCACAACATCAGTTATCTTTGCTAAGAAACTCATGCGTCCCCCTTGATGAATTGCTTAATGCCAGTGACATAAGCTTCAGCCAGCTCTTCAAACTTGTGGTTAGCCAGCTCTAGTGATGCGTCACTATCAATAAAGAACGGCTCTACAATTACACAAGGCATTGAAGTTT